AAGATAGGTGATAGAAGTGAATACAAGTGTGTTGAAGAAAATAGCCAAGAGGCTATGGACTACAACGCAGCACAACTTGTTATGAAATTAGAAGCACTATTAAAAGAAATGGATAAATCTATGTCTTAAACATTTAAGTCATATATTTATCATAAACAATAAAAAAAAAATAAACTATGAAAAATATTGAATTATTACAAAAAGTCGCTGACCTAGTTGGCTTTAAGTTTTCAAGTGTTTCCCATTCCTTCGCTGAAGTAGAATTAGATGGTGGCGTAATCATCACCAATTCAACTGAAGGGGAGTTCCTTTTGGGTGATACTATTAGTGTTAAAAACGAAGACGGAACATTTACACAAGTAGGTTCTGGAACGCACAGATTGGCTGACGGAATGAAAATCTTTATCACAGATGAAGAAGGAAAGTTGGTTGAAATCAAAGACGCTATGGAAGACGAAGTAGAAGACGAAGGTGTGGTTATTGTTGATGCTGAAAAAGAAAAAATGGAAAGCACACAATTAGACGCATTAAAACAAGCGATACACGATGTATTGTTTGCGTTTGAAGCAAACACTAAAGAAATTGCTGACTTGAAAGCAGATTTACAAGCCTTCAAGAATGAAGCAAAACACGCTCCCTTAAAAGAGGATACTTTGATGTCTAACGCTTTTTCAAGCGACAGCAGGTATGAAATCTTGAAAAAGATGAAATTAAACAAATAAAAAAAAACAAAAAATTAAAAAACAATAATTATGAAAAATCTTAAAAACTTCAATTTTGATTTTGATACTACTGGAATGGTAGATTACTTGAACGCAAACGCAGATTTGCTTTTATCAAAAATCGTTATAGACACTATTGAAAGTTCTACTTACAAAGTTGTCCCTAACATAAAGTTTGGCGAACTAATCCCTGTATATGAAACAGGTGCGATTGACGACATCGCTTTTCCAGGTAATTCTTGTTCCTTCACAGGCGGAACGATTGAATTGACTGAAAGAGAATTAAAGGTATGCCAATACAACATACAAAAGAACTGGTGTGATGATGAATTGAATAGAACAATTATGTCTATTAGATTATCACCAGGTTCTTACCCACCTAACTTGGCTCCTTCAGTTGAAGAAGCGTTTATGAATGATATTGCGAAGAAAGCATCGGTTTATGCTTCAAGAAAGTTTTGGAACGCTGAAACGGCTACTGATGGTTGTTCTGGTGTGATAGAGCAGTTGGAAAGCGCACCTTTCACAGCAGAAACAATCAACAAAACATATACTGCGATGACTATAAATAATGCGGTTTCCGTAGCAGATGCCTACATATTGGCACTTCCTGCTCCGTTAAAAGTCATCAATACTATTATGGCGTTGAACCACAACGATTTCCAAGCACTTCAGTTGGCTTTAAGAAACCAAAACTTATTCAACTTTAACCCAATTACTTTGGCGAACGGACAAATGGCAATCCAAATCCCATTCACAAATGTAATCGCTATTTCTTGTGAAATCGCTGCTGGTTATATGGTTTTGACTAACGCTGAAAACTTGATGATGGGAACTGACTTGTTGAGCGACATTTCTTCACCTATTTCTTGGTATTCTTTGGATTTCCAACAAACAAGATTAAAGTTGGCTATGAAGATTGGTTCTGCTGTAGGTATTCCTTCACAGGTAGTTTTCGCAAAATAATTAAATAATCACATTCCTAATGGTTTATAGTCCTACGGGGCTATAAACCAAATAAGGAAGATAAAAAAATAACAAAAAATATAATAACATAAAATTATGGCTTCTAATTGTATTATCACAAGCGGATTAGCACTTGCTAGTTGTGTAAATAATGTTCCTGGTATTGACGAATTATTCGTTTTAACATCTACAGGAACTTCTACAGACGCACAATTCGCTTCAATCACTTACGACCCTGATGGGTATATCACATCATTTTCAGCTGCTACTACAGGTTTAACTTTCCAACAAATAGATTTAGTTAGAAATAGTAGTGCTGCGTTGAATGAAGAAACATCAATCAACTTACCATCACTAGGTTTCACATTCCTTACTAAACTTTTATTCACAATTCCTGGTTATTCACAGGAAAACACAAACCTTTACCAACAAATCGTAAAGAACACACAATCTTACTTCATCGTAAAGTTGAAGACAGGTAAGTTTTTCTTGGCGGGTGCTGATGTAAATGGTGGTGGTGGAATGTATGTTGAAACAGCAGGTATTGTTTCTGGTTCATTACCAGGGGACGACCAGTTGTATTCAATCGGTTTAACTTCACAAAGTTCAATCAGCGTTCCTGAAATGTTAGTATCTACTACCTTGTCTGCTTTCGTAGCAGGTTCAGGTTTCGGTTTATACTACAACAACTAATTAAAAAAATACTTTTTAATGGGGGGTAAAAACCCCCATTTTTTTAAGCCAATTATGTTGGAAGTAATCAAAGATATTAGGGTTAGAAAGGACAACACTTATGTCCCAATAACACGATATATTTTAACAAACTTGCGACTTGATTTACATAGTGAAATAATTACAATAAAGGTTCTATTCTACAGGAATGATGACCTAATATTTACCAAGTTATTTAATATGGGTAAATGTGGTGATACGAATGTGAATGACCTAATCAAACAGGTTCATCAACAAATACAAAATGAAGGTTAAATCATTACTTACCCAATACTTCCAAGGCGAACAAGTGTATAATTACGGGGGACAAATCCCACCAATTTTATTTCCTGACCCATCACCAAGTCCAATTCCACCTACGCCAACGCCTACGCCTACCAACACTACTACACCAACGCCGACGCCTTCTATTACCCCTTCAATCACACCAACGATTACCAACACACCTACTAATACAAAAACGCCTACACCGACAAGAACTTCAACTGCGACACCAACACCAACGAATACCCCAAGTCAAACGCCAGCGGGATTTGACCCTGATGCCGCTGCTTACTTATCTGCCGTTGTTGCTGCGGGTGGTGCTGTTTCATCACCGATGTCTGCGGCAACAAATAATATGTTCTTGGCGTTAAAGTCAAATGGACTTTATACAAGAATAGACGCTATGTATCCAGTTCTAGGTGGCACGGCAGCATCACACAAGTTTAATGCTATAAATCCATTAGATACTGATGCCGCATTTAGATTGACTTTTAATGGTGTTTGGACGCATAACGCATCTGGTATGATAAATAATGGTGGTCCAGGAACATACGCAGAAACTTATTATGACGCATCTTTAGTTGTTCCAACAGCTGCAGACCAATCTGTATCAATTTATACAACAACATTAAGCAATAAAGGAGTTCAAGATATAGGTTCAACAAATACAACAGCAGGAACTATTGAGGTTGGTATTTATACATCATTTAGTAGCGTTCAATTTATATCAAATGTTAAATCGGCTGCATCATCGTATCGTTCATATAATCAACCTTCAGCAGCAGGTATTGGATACTTTATCGCAACATCAACAGGAACAGATGTTTTGGGAACTAAAGATGGTGTGTTAGTTGTTAATAATACACAAATACCAGATTTCACAAACAAAACACATTACATAGGTAATAGTAATGGAAATCTTGGTATTGGTAATCCATCAAATATAATATTCGCTCATTTTGGAAGACAATTTAGTTCAGGTGAAATGACTACATTATCAAGTATAATCAACGCATTCCAAACCGCATTAGGAAGAAACACATATTAAAATATGATATACATAGAACAAAACGCAGTCAATAACATCTTCGTAAATGTATCCCAATACAAGACGGGGAACTTTGGTGCCAATCCAAAATACCTGTGGAGATTACAGAACGCTCAAGGTAGAAACATCGTAAGTTTCTACCCTGAAAACAGCACATCTACTTACCCAAGTGCTTATACTGGTCGTTATGATGTATTCACATTTAACACATTTAAGAACCAACCTGAAAACTATATTTATAGTGCGGGAACTGATTGTAATTTACACCTTGTAAATGAAAACCAATACTGGTTAGGGATTTATGAAATGCCACCTAATTCAACATCATTAAATCCTTCAGGTGAAAAGTTGTTAAATAGTTTGGCGTTTATATTCGTTCCTGTTGAAAACGAGTTTTATACAGGTAATACTGCGAACTTTGAGCCTAATAAAATCTACTATAAGAATGGTGATGGTATAACACCGACGCCATCAAACACGGCATCACCAACGCCGACGCCTTCTATCACCCCTTCCATTACCCCTTCAATCACACCTACAAATACGGGAACACCTACGCAGACGCCGACTTCCACTTTAACACCTACGCCTTCAATTACGGCTACTTCCACTTTAACACCTACACCTTCAATTACCCCAACAAATACGGGGACACCTACGCAGACACCGACTTCCACTTTAACGCCAACGCCTTCCATTACCCCAACGAACACAGGGACACCTACGCAGACACCGACTTCCACTTTAACGCCAACGCCTTCCATTACCCCAACGAATACAGGGACACCAACGCCAACGCCTTCCATTACCCCTTCAATCACACCAACGAACACACAAACGACTACGCCGACCCCGACAATTACGCCAAGTTCAACACAAATACCTATATTTGTTGCTGGCGGTGAAACGACAAATAAATTAGGTTATTCCAACGATGGTATAACTTGGTCGGCATCTACAAATGGTAATTCAATATTCGGGACTGGAGTTTTTGGTCTTGGTTGGAATGGTAGTAGATTTGTTGCTGGCGGTGTTGGAACAAATGTTTTAGGTTATTCCAACGATGGTTTAACTTGGTCGGCATCTACAAATGGTAATTCAATATTTAATAATTTTGTAAATGCTATTGCTTGGAATGGTTCATTATGGGTCGCTGGTTCAAGTCAGGGAACAAATAAATTAGCATATTCTACCGATGGTTTAACTTGGACTAATTCGTCAAATGGTAATACAATATTCACTTCTGGTGTTTATGGTATTGCTTGGAATGGTAGTAGATTTGTTGCTGGCGGTTATGGAACAAATAGATTAGGTTATTCCAACGATGGTATAACTTGGTCGGCATCTACAAATGGTAATTCATTTATCACATCACAAGGTAGAGATGTTGCTTGGAATGGTTCATTATGGGTTGCTGTCGGTCTAGGCGGGGATAGAATAGCAGTTTCCAACGATGGTATAACTTGGTCGGCATCTACAAATGGTAGTAGTATATTCAGTAGTAGTGTTGATTGTGTTGCTTGGAATGGTAGTAGATTTGTCGCTGGTGGAAGTGGAACAAATGTTTTAGGTTATTCCAACGATGGTTTAACTTGGACTGGTTCGTCAAATGGTAATACAATATTCGCAACAAGTGGAGCATCACCAACATCACATTCGGTTTCTTGGAATGGTAGTAAGTTTATAGTAGTGGGTAATACTTATGCTGGTCCTGGAGTATCAAATCCCCGTCCAGTAATAGCATATTCTACTGATGGTATTACTTGGAGCGCTTCAACAAATACAAGTGTAGCATTTGGTGTAAGTGATTTATATGCTTCAACATCTAAACCAGGCCCTAATCTTTACCCACCTAGATAATTAAACTACAAACAATAAAGGTATAACTTATATTTATAGAAATATGGAAAACATACAGAAACCAATAGAACCTAAAATCCATTCGTTTAATGTTGATTATCAAATCAACAGATTAGACACCCGTGAAAATAGGGAAGCAACCGAAAGAAGCAAGCCTTGGGTTATGTGGGGATTACGAAATGATTACCCACAATTTATCCTTCAAGTAAAAGAACATTCACCTACGATGTCGGTGGCTATTGATGCTAAAGTAAATATGACCTATGGCGATGGTGTTGAAATTGAAGATTTAGGAAATGTGTTGGTGAATAAATACGAAACGATTAGTGAATTATATTACAAAGTATTTTATGATATTTGGTTATTCGGTGGTTATAGTTTGGAAGTAATTAAAAGCCGTGATGGAAGTAGAATTGAAAGTATTTACCATATTCCATTCCAAGATGTTCGTGTTGGAAAACAAGATGTAGAAATACACAACAGGGAAAATGGTGTTTTTTATGTATGTGAAGATTGGCAGAACACACAACAAAAAAGATTAGTTGTAAAGTTCCAATCATTAAATATGGAAACCCGTGAAGGTCGTGAAATGGTATATTGGAAAGATTATACCCCAACGATGAATAGACACTACCCTTTAACACCATATCAATCGTCTATTGATAGTTGTGTATTGGAAGCAGAAATCTACCAATTCCACAAGACAAACTTGGCAGCATCACTTATGCCGAACTTATTTGTAAGTTTGATAGGAGACCCTACCCCTGAAGAACGACTTTCTACATACGAAGAATTGGTTAGGTCTTATCAAGGAAAGAACGGACAAAAACTTATGTTGGCGTTCAGTAATTCTGCTGATGAAAGACCTGTTATTGAACCAATCAGTAATACGGGTAATGATAGTTTCTATACCGAAATATTACAAATGTGCGTTCAGGCAATCCTTACAGGACAACAAGTCGCATCACCATTACTTCTTGGTATTTCAACCTTGAATAATTCAGCATTCAGTCAAAACGCAGAAGAAATAAATGTGGCTTGGAACTTGATGATGGAAACCACAATTAAGCCTATGGTTAGAAAAGCAAACGCATCTATTGAAAACATATTAGCGTTAAAATACGATAGACCAATCAAATTGATAAACAAGTTTAGAACACCTGAATTATGATATATTGGATAGACGAAAGTTATGTTCGTGATAATTTACCTGTAGAATATTCCCTTTTAAGTGGAAACATCTTACCTGCCTTACAACAGGCTCACTTCATCAACGCTCGTGATATATTGGGTGATAGATTGTTTGATAAGATAAATGAATTGATTATCACCAACACGATTGATGACCCTGCTAATGAAAGGTTCAAGTTCTTATTGGATAATTACCTACAGAATGTAGTGTTGTATTGGACGATGAATTATCTAACAATCAACCTATTAGCAAAATACGCAAACAGGGGCGTTCAATCACAACAAGGGGAGTTCAGTAATAATGTTGATTTATCTGTTTGGCGAACCTTGAAAAATGAGTTTCAAGATTTAGCAACTTATTATAGTCAAAGATGTAATGATTGGTTATACTGGAACCAAAACGATTATGTCCCATACTATACTTATATGCTTTCCAACGGATTACAACCAGCAAATCCCCGTGATAAGTTTAGAAATGGTGGTCTTGTTTTAGGAGCTCGTAGAAGGTTCAGCTATAACAATATGTGCTGCTACTAATAAAGTGTCTTAAACACCAAATAAAGTGTATCTACCGAAGTATAATAGGGGTGAAAGTATATCGGGTTATGTAGCCCGTTGTTCTTCAACTGCCGATATGGTTAGAAATGTAGGACAGATTGGGGTAAGACAATCCATTTGTAAAGAACACGCAGAACAAATGCGTCAAGCACTACGACAACCTTTTACTGAACCTGAACGAAAGTTGGGTCAAAAATAATTTAATTTTATTTTTTATTAGTTTGACTTTTGTTCCATCAGGAACTATTTATTGTATATGGGAAACAATAACACGAAGGAAGTGCGACCCGTTGCGGAACGCCA